CCCTTTTGGGTGTCTTAAAGCTCATTATTGCACAATAATTGCACATTATAATGGTTAAATAATCCCAAAATCACACTTTTTAACCAATTTATTGGTTATTTTTCACAAATTTGGCATTTAAGAGTTTTTTGCATAAGTTTGCAATGTTCATGTTTACTTAAATGTTAGTTTAGGGTTTAAGGGGTGGCTTTGGCTGCCCCTTTTACTAAAAAGCCCACCGAAAACAATTGACTTGTGTTATCTGGAGGAAACTCAAATCGGATAACGACCCTGTAAAATGGGTGAAATGTTTCTTTCCTGCTTCTACAACGACAGGGAATTTAGAAATGGTATTTAAGTATTAAAATACTAATAAACAAAGAATTAATTGGTGGGCTTTTAACCTTTACGTTTACAATTTATGGTTTATAGTAAACTTATAGGTTTACACCTTACATTTGTACTATGAAAAATACATTATTTATCGCAATGTGCATTACGGTAATTTCGTGTGGGTCTCCGAAGAAAAGATACGACAGACTGATACGCAAATATCCGTATTTAGTCGAAACTGATACGGTAATCGTAAAGGATACCATAATCAAAGAAACTAGGGTGCCGGTACCTGAGTACAAGGATTCGTTTATCGTAACTCACGACACAATAATTGAGACAGAAAAACTAATCATTACACGTAGAGGGGACTTCTTTGGTGTAACGGTGAAGCCTGATACAATTACTTTCCGGGATACAATTCCGTATGAGGTTAAAGTGGCTGGTAAAATAGTTAACAAAGAAGTAATCAACTGGTGGTATATTGCGATGTCCTTTATTGGGGGACTTTTAATCGCTCTGTACCTAAGAAAATGAAATTCAATCAGCAATCTTTTGATGACAACGATGCCACAGGTAAGGAATTGCTTATGTCTTTTTTACGCTCGAAGGGTCACAATATTTCGGAGAATTGTGACAAATATGCAGTAGATCTTGTCTCCGAAAAGGATGGCAAAGGCTATTATTGGGAGGTGGAAATGAAATCTAAAAGACCGTGGACCAATAGAGAAGACTTTCCTTTCCCATCCGTTTCATTCCTAAGCCGCAAAGAGAAATGGAAAGAACAACACTTCTGGTATGTCATCATTTGTAAGGAAACAAAAGCTGCGATATTTTGCAACGCAGATATTATATTTAAAGAAAATTATAAACAAAAATTATATATTAAAACAAAGGATCGTACAGGTTTGGATAATTTTTATCGAGTACCAAAAGAATTATGTATATTTGTGCCACCAGAAGAATTTATAGTATGAAAGACAACGTAAACCCTTCACATTACAAGCAAGGTAAAGTAGAATGCATTGACGCAATCGAAGCCGCTACAATTAACAAGAAAGGCTTGGCTGCCGTATGTACTGCCAATGTATTTAAGTACTTATGGCGTTGCGAATCTAAGGGTGGTGTAGAGGATATGAAAAAAGCTCAATGGTATTTGAATAAGATGATTGAACAATACGATCAGAAGGAGTAAATTGTGAAAATTTACTGGACATATAGCAGAATAAATTTAAAGCCTTCAGAGGTTTCTAAACACGAGCAAGCAAAGGTTCGTTTCTCATCTGACTCAACTCATATCGGAGGTTTAGAAAGAATACCTATACTAACTCATTGCATCAGTAAAGAAGGTTATTTGCACGCTATTAATTATTGTCCAGGGCAAGAGGTACATTTGGCTGTGATTGGAGGATTAGATACGGATTGTAGATACAGAAATACAGCAACAACAGAACAACTCCTGACGCTTGGAAATATCGTCAGATTTTATTTATCTTTGGGGGAAGTTATCGAGGAAGGAGACTTCGCAAATTTTAACTTAGAGCAATGGCTAAAGGCAATAAACAAATAATTGAGAAAGAAGTCGTTGAACTTCAGAAGTTAATTTCTTGGTGTGATTACTATACAGCAGTAGGAAACCCAATCGAAGCAAACAAAGCGCAAAAAGAAATTGAAGACCAAATTTGTGAAAAATAACCAATAAATTGGTTAAAAAGTGTGATTTTGGGATTATTTAACCATTATAATGTGCAATTATTGTGCAATAATGAGCTTTAAGACACCCAAAAGGGTACGAAAATGAGCCATATAAGACACATTATATGCGTTCGGGTATAATTTGTATGAAAAATCCGTCATTATATGCATTTAGATACATTAATGTATGAAAAAACCCACACTACTGTTAAATAATGTGGGTCTTCTCGGCATTTTTCCGAATTTGTCCGGTTTTTATTACAAAAAACTTGACTTTTTACTTATGAAATTTCACAAGCACCACCAGCGCAAGCAGCCTCGCCTAATAGGCTTGTGTTGTCGCTAATTTCTACAATATTTGCGACATTAATCTTGCTCACCACCTTAGATAATTCAAGGTAGGTGGCCTCGTCAATATCCTCAAAAGGAGTCTGCTTATATGAACCCAAATCTTGTGGCATAAAGGAGAGACCATTGTAGTGATTCTGATTCTCCCACAACCATTCTCCAACGATTGCCCATTCATTTGGTTTCATAGTTACACTAGCTGAAACATTGTGTGTATTCTCGCCATAAACGTGCCCAGGTTTGATCCATTTCTCGTGAAGCAACTTCACCCTCTCTAGGAACTGAATTGCGCTCTCAGAGTGTCTAGTAATCGAACCCTTTGGAGCAGCGATTGGGACACATACATACGCCTCAGCAGAAGTGGAAAGACTATCCTCTAATAATTCCGGGTGATTGATTAGTAAGTAAGTGTAAAGTGCCTCGCTCTTGCCTACTTTCATTCTACGAAGGTAGAAATCTGAATGCCAAGGGTGAACACCAGATGAGCATCCCAAAACAATTGAGGAGGTTCCTGATGGTTTGATTGTAGTAATACGAGCAGAAGGATTGATTCCAATTTCTTTAGCGACAACTTTGTTTGTTCTATAGGCCATTTCAGCAGCTTCTGGCATATCCAAATCAAGAACCTTACCCGATGCAACACCTGTCATTCCGATTCCCAATAGGGCCTCTCTCTCGGTTACTTCTTTCCATTCGGGTCTCAGATAATGAAAGTCTGTGTAGGATGCTTGGAGCGTTCCAATAAAGGCAGCAGCAGCCGTTCTCTCTTCAAAATCGTGCTGATCTTTCAAGTCAGATGCATTAATCTCTACTAGATTACAGAATTGGAATGAGTTCAAACTAATTTCAGCGCAAGGGTTAGTACCAAGTTCCAAATCATTGGTAAAGAAGAAACCAGGCTCACCAGAATTACTTATCTCAACTTTCTTCCACAAGTCCAAGAATTGACTCTTGTCAATCTTACCACGCAGTAATTTCGCACTATTATTGGCTCTGCCTCGCTGTGGATTTGATACGTACCATTCACCGAACTTACAAGTGAGCATCTGCTCATCATCGTGATCAAACAAGGCAATCATTGCAGACCTACGGATACCACCAGCCAATACTGCATTTGCAATGTGACATAGGATATCGTGGCACTCTAAGGATGATAGTTGTTCGCCATCTTGTTTGCGTTCGAGAATAGTTTCGATATGCATTAAGCAAATCTTCAAAGGCTCTGGGCCTGGAGCCACTCCTCCACTTGTAATCAGTCTCTCTCCCTTTGCACGGATAGAACGATAATCAAAATTGGGTTTCCAAGTGCTGAGACCGAAATAAGACTTCATCAATACCTTTACGGCATCAGCCCATCCTTCGATGTTATCAGGAATCAGATATCTTCTTTGCTTTTTTGGATTTGTAATCGCAGGTAGTTTAGCAACGTGGTTGTTGCTGACTGAATACCCAACACCAGTTCCAGAAAGAAGAAGGAACATGGTCTCATTAAATGCTCGATAATCATCAATATGCAGATAACTACAATTAAAAAGACGTGCGTTATTAACTTCAATAGGCTTACCAGCGAATTGAAGAGATCGCATAGAAGGGAGGATTTTTTTATCATAAACAAATGTATAGGCGTATCTAATTTCTTTTTCTAATTCGGGAAACTTACGAATGTGCATCTGCATATTGCGATCCACAATCTCTTTCCAAATTTCTCTTCTTTGTATGGTATCAGCGTATTTAGCATACTTGCTCCATACAACAATGTCAGATAGTATTTCGT